CCCAACCCTGTTCAAAATAGTCGTTTCGGAACCGCGTCACGCGCGCGCCCAGGGCCTTTCCTTCGTCCAAAATCAAGAATTGACCGAACAAATCCATGAGTCCGTTGGACGCTGGGGTGCCCGTCAAACCCCACTTGTACTTCGCCAATTTGAAAAAAGGACGCGCCGCTCTAAACCGCATACTTTGGCTGTTTTTCAGGCGTCGCACCTCGTCGGCCACCACCACATCAAAACCGAAGTTTAGTTTTTTACCTTGTGCCATCTGCGACAACCAAGGCATCCCCTCGTAGTTTATGAGCCAGATGTCAACGTCTCGGCGCTTCAACCACTCCTCTTTTCGGGGGCCATGCAGCCGTGCCGTGGTCAGACCGTGCAGAGACGCCCACGACTCGACTTCCTGCGCCCAGACAGTCTGCACAACGCGCAAGGGTGCGATCACCAACATGTTCCGCGCCAGCCCCGCCTCTTTCAGTGCTTTGAACGCGTGCAGGGCAATACTGGTCTTTCCGTACCCTGGCGACAACCACAGGCAGGCCACGCCACCGTGGGCCGCGCTGTTCCACAGGTGAGCGGCGCCCAACTTCTGGTAATCATGGGAGTGGGTATCCCAATGGCGGGGGGACTGATCGAACGGCATCAGCCAAACCTCCGCATCAAACACCGGGACAGGAACGCCTGCAACGTCTCCTCGACCATCTCAACACTATCCACTTTGACGTACTCCCCGCCGCGTATTTCAATCTCGTCTCGTCGTCTGTTCTGGATTGGGCGCAGTGGCTTGCCGGGCGCTTTGGTCTCGACCCACAACACGCCGCCGCACGGTCCCAATATAATCACATCGGGCCAACCTACTTCGACACCACGCGACATGGACAGGCGAATGAACCGCAAACCTATGTCTCTGGCGCTACGTTTGGTTTGCGCAAGGACTCGGCCTTCGGGGGTCATTGATCCCTCCCGCATAAGTCGCACGGTGAGTCTTCGATCACTTGGATGAACCACCGTAGGCACCACTTGCATTTACAGAACATCGTCGTTCTCAAACATCACGGTGTTGAACCACCCTATCACACCTTCCAATCGTACGGTGCTGTGCCACCCACCAGCGCTCATCTCCTGGACAACGTAGGACGTGTCAGTGTCCAGAACCTGGGACGCGTTGTAGCGCTCGGTCCCGTACCCGTTCGTGTTGGCGAACCGGACACGCTCGCCTGGTTTTGTGTCAAGTCGCATTACACACCATCACGGCAGGGGCCGCCTTTTTTTGCGTGGAAGTCGCAGAACCGGCAGGCGTCACGCGACGGTTTCGGATCAAATGCGCGGTCGGACGCCATCATTGCCGCGTTCGACTTCCACAGGTCATTTAACCCGTTCTCAAACTGTGCGCGGGTGTAGACCGTGCGGGCACTGTCTCCGCTCTCCAAATAGATCAAGTTACCCGCGAAGGATTGAAGTGACGGGAACCGCAGGTAGGCCGGGATAGCGAAAATCTGCATCTGGGCATCGTAAGACCCATACATCTTGCCCGTTTTCCAATCGGCCATCTCAATGTGGGTGGGGCGCACAGGATCGTCCAACACCGCCACGTCCCACACATAACGATAGAACGCGGTCTTACCGAACCACGACACTGGAAGCTGCGCGCGGTCAAACGCCATCTGCTCCTCCACGATCTTGAGACCGGCGGGCGTATCGCGCAGACCATCGGCCAAGGCGGTGAACAATCGGGCCTCTGTAGGCCGCTCGGGCAGCTCGCCTTTGACGTACTTCTCCATGGCTGTGTGAACACGCCGCCCCTTCACGAACGCCGGGTTGGTGGGTGTCGGCAGCTTGTCGATCTTGGCGAATTTGTACTGGCGCGGACACTTCTCCCACATAGACCATGCGGAGTAGCTGAATGTGATGTTGTACTCAGTCACTTAAACACCCCCAAACGGTAGAATTTGTCAATCTCGACCAGGTGCTCAGCCTGGAATACTGCGTCGTCCAATGCGTTGTGGGCGGTGCCTCTCCGCTTGGGTTTGGGCGCGCGGGGGAACAGGTTTTTGATGGTACGGTAGCACCGATCAGAGAACGTCGGCCATGGCGTTTCGCGTCCCATGCGTGTGTAGGTCGCGCGCAGAATCACGTTGTCGAATCCCGCGCCGTTACCCCAAACCAGCGCGTCGTGGCCAATCCACAAGGCCAAATCATCCAGGGCTGTGGCGATGTGGACGGACCCTGCGGCTACGGCAGCGCGCGCGTCGTCGCTCTGGCATAGCCACCACCGCACTGTGCCCATGTCAGGTACACCGCCAACCGTCGCCATGTCCACGGCGTGGTACATTGTGTCTCCGGCGCCGTGAGCGTCGAATTTGACCGCACCTATGGCGATCACCGGCGCGTCGGGGCGCGTGCCCATGGTTTCAATGTCGATCATCACGTTGTTCATTTGTAGGCTCTCCTGGTTCTAATCATTCGGATAAGTGAGGCTGAGCACCCTAGCGCGGCGGCGAGATGCGTTGACGACACACTGGACGCTCGTATCTCCGCCACTTGCGCCGCTGTGAACCTGTTGCGCTTTCTAGGGGGCGTGTGGGTTAGGTGCGGTTTGAATCCCTCGTCCACCATCATATCGTGGACGCGTTGCGCAGCTTTGGTTTTCAACCGCCGTACATAACACACGACAGGGTTCGACACCCCCACCACGCCGGCCACACGTTCAGACGACCCTTTGAGCGTGAAAATCATCCTGATCTGCGCGTGACTCAACCTATGGTTTGGGTTCAGAATCACAAGTCTGTCCTCTCTACCATATCAGCCCAATTCATGCCCTGGTCTGCGTCGGTGAGCAGCTTGACGCGCAGGGGTACGCCTTCCATGGCGCGTTTCATCACCAGCGACTGTTGGTCGGCAATCGCGGCGGGAGACGATATGACCAGTTCGTCGTAGGCATTAATTAGCCAGCGACTCTTAAAATCTGGATCCGCCAACATCGCCAGCAGCGCCCGCTTGGTTACGTCGGCAGCGGATCCTTGAACCAGATAGTTGATTAAGATGTAATCAGAGTCGCCCAGGCGGCCGTCCTTTTGTTTCTTCATTGGGGGTCGCGTGTAGAGACGCCCGCCATAGGTTCGAATCGCGCCACCTGTTCGGACGATCATCGACAACTGATCTGCCAACACACGGCGCCCCGGCAGTGCAGCATCATGGAAAGACTTGTACTGCTTGGCCTCGGCGTATGTGCATTTGAGTTTCAGCATCATGGCCGGGACGCCGCCGCCGTAGATAGCCTGAAAGTTCATTGTCTTGACCTTCATCTTGCGCGCCTCTTTTGACCGCCAATAGGCGTCTCCGGTCAGGTTCGCGATGTTCTCCCCCACAAATTGATGCACGTCGATGGTGGGGTCTGCCATGTAGCGCGCTTGTAGGTCGCCATGCTCAAAGTGGGCAAATACGCGTAACTCCTGGCCAGAGAAGTCGCGCCCGTTCAGGACGTGCCCCTCGTCGGCCACGATGTACCCTCGCACCAGCGGCAACTTCGGCAAACCATCAAGGTGCGTAGGGTGGGTGTACCCGTCGCCCTTGTCCTCAAAATCTTTGGAGATGTTCAGCAGGTTGTGGTTCCGCGTGCTGGGGCGTCCAGTGTTATGCGTGACGATACCGCCTGTAACGTGGCTGTGGTCGTCTGCCACCTCGACGCCATAGGTTAGCTGGGAGCCAACACGTTCGACCTTATCGACATGCGCAAACCAAAAGTGGTGGGTCCGCGAAGGTTTTGGCATGTCGTGCCGCATGGTCCCGTGTGCCTTGGCGTCGGCTTTGTTCTCGGTGCTCGTCTTGGTGGACAGGTTCCCGACCACATTGTCCCAAGCGATGTCGTTACCGTGGCATACCTCCAACCCGATGTCTGGCTGGCCGTAGAACGCACGGTAAACCAGCCGGTGAACAGTATGGTCCTCCTTACGTCCACCTGCCTTCAAAGTGACCCTGAGATGCCCCCGCTTGCCTTTTCTGTTTAGGCGCCGCACCAAGCCTGTTTTCGCGTTCCGTACACGCCCCCATGAGCTTACCTCATAATGCCCAGCCCAGCCAGGAACAGGAAGCCACGACTCCTGCCCCGCAGCCACCTTGACCAGGAGGGCACGCGTAAGGTCGTCCGCGCGAACCCACTCTGTGCGTGTCTGGAACAAGTGGTTGCCCGTAGTCGTGAGCGACAGCCCGTTTTGAAGCGTGACGCGGTAGCATGGCTTCACGCCGTTCTCAAAAACGTCCGTCACCATCCTTGGTTCGCCAGTGTGCGCCAGAACCATGTCACCAACCTCCGCGTCCTCGATTGGGATATACCCTCGCGATGTCTGGATAAGTTCACCCGCTGGCATACAGCGCGTACCTCCGTCTGGGTTAGACACCATGTTCCACTCGCAAGAGATACGCCCAAACCCCTCACCCTCCGGCCACTCACGCGCCTGTTTCAACCAAGGCACCATGAACATGGAGAGGCACGTCTTGAGGCGGTTGCGATAGCCCAGCGCCGACGCCACATCGGGGTCATTAAACATATCAGGTGTCAGGGCGTCCTTCGCCACACTCCGCTTGCCAGTTTTGGTCTTGGTGAAGGTGGTGACGATCCCAAGCTGTTCAAGGTAGTCGGCCACGTCCTGGTCGGCGTCCAGGTTCAGACCGGGCGCGTTGAGTCGCCAGCGCAACCACCCCTCCACCATTTCAAACCACCGCTGATAGTCCGCTGTTTCACGCGCCAACCGCACCACGTCCACGCGCAGGCCGGTGCGCTCGTTCTCCATGACGTGGGGCAGCAGTTGCCGTTCAACATCGTAGGCGTCAGCCATACCGCTGGTCTGAACCGCAGGCAACATCACCTGGAACAGGCGCCAGGTGCGCTCGACGTCACCGATGGCGTAAGGTCCGACGATCTCGGCGGGGACAAAGGCGATCCACGCCCCGGCGTTCGTCTTGGTAGGGTTCGTCGGCTTGCC